AAACATTAACATGTCCATTTTTAAATGGAATGTTTTTTCTGGCAAAATATTCATCATTAAAGCCACTTACTCTGTTAAAGTAATGCATAAAATCATGATAGAATTCACTGTTTGTATCATGCCATAATTTATAGTTTGTATCAATGATTGCTTTATGATAGTGAAAAACTTCTAACTCTTCGGTTTCAATAGCATCTGTAATACAATCGAACGCACCCGCAGTCCACTCTTCTACAGATTGTGTTGGATTTGGATTTAGAGTGACCCATACCATCTGACCGTGTTTTACTTCACAGTGTAGTAATTTTCCCTTATGTGGTGTGATATAATCTATTGTTCCACTTGTTCTTTTTTCACCCATATTGATGTATGCCCTAACACCATTAGCTTCGTTAACGGCAATAACATCAACACCTGCTATTGTTGTTGTGCGAAAGTTATTTAACTCACGCATCTCACTGATATGACAAATTGGAACCCATACTTTACTAAAAATCATCTCTTGTTCTTGTTCAAAAATTTTATGAGATGAGTAAATCTCACTACTAACATATTCTACATTTGGCTCTTTTAACCATTGATTATGATTACGAGGTGGCATTTTTATCCCTTTCCATATTAGCGTTTTTTTAATCCTTTTGTGTGTTTTTGACTTTTTGGAGGACGCTTTGAATCCGCAATTCCATCATTCTTTGTAGGTCTTGGATTCCACAACACTTTATCAGCCCAGAATGCAGCTGACATTTTTCCTCGCTTGATGTTTCTTGCATGTCTTGCTTTAAATGATTTACGCGCTTCTGGAGAGTAGTTATGCCCCATTGAAGCTGCTCCAAAGTGGATGAGGCGAACTCTATCCCCTTCTTTTGCAAGCACCATACCTTTTTTGTCTGGTTTACTTGATCTTTTTGGTTTGTTGAATCCATCAAATTTAGTTCCTCTGTATTCTATTTTACCGTTTGGTAAGCGTTTTACTCCTGGATATTTTGACATTTTTTATATCTCTCTTTAATCTCATTAATAATTTGCCACTGTCTATGCGTAAGTTGTGGATATTTATTCTGTGCATTTATACATCCAAGTATAAAGTCTTTTTCAGCATCCGTCAAAGATTGTTTCTCAAAAAAGTCTTTTAATGGTTTTTTAATTCGACGAGTCATTTAAAAATCTATGTCTTTACCTTTATGTTCCCATGTATTATACCTTGTAGGTTCAGCTCCAGGATGGTCCTCTGTTTCACTGGGTATTTCATATATAAATGGATCTAACTCTGTCAGCTCTTTTTTGCGTTTTTGAAATTCGCGTTCAAACTTCCAATCTGAATACTTATTTAATAACCAATTGATCATATTGATTTCTCCTATTTTTTAATAAAGGTAAAAAGGGCACTGCATTTTGCTCAAATATAATTGGATCTGCGCTATCAATTGTCATTATAATTGCAATATCTCTTATACCAGTTCCATACATTTCGTTATGAGCAACTGCATAAGCACATCCTTGAATATAGTAGTCTGTAATTTGTTTAGTAGATTTTTTCTTTTTAGATGTCTTAAAGTCAATAATAGTGGGTTTACCTTTCCAAATACCAACCATGTCACAGCGACCTGCATACTGATATTTATTTGACCACAACACTTGTTCTTGTCCCCAAATTTCTTCTATACCGCGTTCAGTAGCCCTAATCAAGTCACGACTCATTTGTCTTACATCTAATTTTTCTTGTGTTAATTCAGTCCATATATCTTCACCGTTAAAATGTCTTTCGGCATATTCATGAACTAGAGTACCACGATCTGTTGCTTCTTTTGAAACTCTCTGAGCTTCTTCTTCGCCTACTTTGTCTATCCAACGTTGTAACCAAGCATTATCTGCAGTTTTGCCAAGTATAGTAGTAATAGAGGGGTATGACCCATCAGGTGTGTGATAAGTTCTTCCTGTAGGAAGAGTATCAGTTTCTACCTCAGTCGTGTATTGAAACTTCTCTTTTAAAATCGTCCACTGTGTTGACAATGGGTTTTCCTTTCGCGTTTAAGCTAGTATTAATTAAAATGGGATACCCATACTGTCTAGTTTTTTCTAGAACTTTCCAAAGATAAGGATTTGAAGAGCCAGTTACAGTTTGTAATCTAGCGCTCATATCGTGAGTAGTAAAATTGCCATCAATAATATCAGAAGTAAAAAGCATGTAAGGACAATATTGAGACATATCAAAAAACTTATCAGCTTCTTCAAATTGACATATTGGAGCATATGGTCTCCAAGAGTCTGTATATCTTTCTTTAATGATATTAAGTTTTTTAATATTATCATCAGTGGGAGCACAGAGCAAGGAACGATTTCCAAGAGCACGAGGTCCAAACTCAGCACGACCTTGAATCACAGGAACTATCTCACCTTTTATTATACGATCGGCACACTCATCTGCAGTGATATTATTAGAAGACTCTATACCAAGATAAGGAGTTTCCCATAAAGGTCTTTCAATCAATGCAGCTGCACCAACCGCGCATCCAGCATCTCCAGCTGCTGGTTGGATTGCAATATTATCCCATGGAGTTAATTTAAGAAGTTTAGTATTAGCTACACAATTAAGAGCTACTCCACCGGCATAAGCTAAATTTGTCATACCTGTTTCTTTCTGAATCCAATGACTTAAAGTTAAAAGAGTTTTTTCAAGAACAGACTGAACTGAAGCTGCAATATCCCAGTCTAAACTACCGAAACCTACACCGCGTTGTAAATCTTGAAGAACGGTATACTCACCTTGAATAGATGTCCAATTTAAAACATGATCGTGAATCCATCTTTCCCATTTAGGTTCTCCATAAGCAGCTGCGCTCATAACTTTACATTCATCTGAAAGGGGATGAAACCCTAATAAACGAGTAGCCGCTGAGTAGAATAAACCAAGAGAGTTGGGATAGCGAAAACGTTTTAACCACTCAATTCGTCCATTTTGGTAAATTCCTAATGATGTAGAGTATCGGCTACCTACAGTATCAACAACCATAATAGCGCACTCAGTCCAATTAGTAGTGCAAATAGAACTCATGGCATGAGCTTCATGGTGATCTACTAATATTGTACGTGCTGAACTATACTGTTTTATATCAGACTTAAACTGTGAGTAAGTAGTTTCTTCATAAAAAGAAACAAAGTCCCAATCATCCCAACAATCTTTAAGCCATTTTACACTTTTGTGTGGAAAACTTTTATCAAATTTCTTACGTGAAAAACGTTCTTCATGAGACGCGCCTTTGATATGTCCATCTATAACAGACGCAGCTGCACTGTCATGATGATAAGAGCTCACTCCTAAAATCTTCATTAAAATACCTTTTTATCAAATTGTTATATTTTGATGTATCAAAATCATTATATCTGACAGAGTTTAAAAAGTCAACAAAAGTCCATCTTTTGTTATCAACAGTGGGTTGTATTCTATGAACCATAAAACAAGGAAAAGTTACAGTTTTTCCAGGGCTTGGATAGATAGTTGCTATAATCTCTGAAGGCTTTGGGTAATCAAAGTCAGATCCTAATACGCCTGTAGGATTCCAATTTCCAATCTCAAGAGGTTTTCCTTTAGTAAGATAAATGATGCGTGTCCAAAACCTGCCAGGTCTTGGGTTTGAAAGCTGACGACCTTTGTAAGAAAAAGAATCAGAGTGCCAATCGTAGACATCGCCTTGCTCAAGCAGAACAGCTATTTTACCTTTTAAATCGCATATAGTTCTGTCTTGGTGATTGGGATCTGTAAAAGAATTAGCCTCTATATATTTCAATAGAGGCTGTGTATTGTCATGAATTAATTTGTTTGTATAAACTTTAATACAATCTTGCCAATTCTCATGGATATAATCATGAACAGGCATCAACCCACTCTTTGATCTCTTCCCATTTTTGCTCTTCTTCTTCTAAGTTTTGTTTACGAATAATTGTAGCAACCTTAGTTATAGTAGTGACAGGCAATCCATATTCATTTTTAATATCTTTTTTTAGTTCTGCTATTGATTCTCTAATAGCATCAGCTTGAATCATTAAATCTACAATGCGATTAATTTCTTTACGAATTTCTTCTTGAAGTGCTTTTTCCATTTAGTCCTCTATTATACATTGGTGTTATTGGTGATAATTTTAAAAGTATCTCTTACTTTGTTAGGTTTTCGACGTACAAGACGTTGATCTTGTAGTTGTTGCATAGCTACATTGAACATAGACATCGATGTGTCTGCGCTAGAACCCTCGTCGCTCGGTGAGCGATGTATGAGTATCTTTTGATGAATGAGATTGAGAGCAGTAACTAGATTAGCTGAACCAATAGAGCGAGAGCCAGCGAAGTCTCCTTCAATACGAGGATTGACTAGTTCCCACTGCTCATTTTCCCAAACTGCTCCCTCATCTTC